GTCTGTTTTAAAAGGACTAGCACTTGTCTCAACTGGAACAAGTGCTACACAACCTTCATCAAACATTGACATTACTAAATCTTGTATTAGCTGTCTACCTGTTTGATCGGTATTAGCGCTTACTTTTAAAACATTGTTTAAATCACTGTCGATTGTTTCAACATATCGATCTTCTGTATCTAAACGTACATGTCTAAAATTTATAGCAGCAACATCTACAGCTATCTGATTATAGACAGATGTTATTAACGATCTACTATTTCCTCGTGATAACCGTACTCTGTCTGGTCGGCTAGAGGCACCGTAAATATAATTATTAATAACCTCATTCGTTGGTTCTCTACCTAAAAAGGCATTCCAACCTTGTTTCATTCGTTCTGTGAGTTTCATGAATTACTCCTTCTTAAATTAGAAAAGTTCGGTCATTTTGAAAAATTAGAATCTTTTATTTTTGTTGTTACTATGCCCATTTTCTCAAGCCAACTAAGAGCTTCTGTACCCGCATTTGATATGGCGCTTACTGTTTTATCTTTCAAAGAATTTATAATGCTTTCTGCTTTATCATATAAATCATCTGCTTGTTCTTCGATACCGCCAATTGTTGAGGAAAGGATATATGATATGGATGTATCCTTAGTTTTTGATAAATTGGACGCCATTACATTACTGAGCGTTTTAAGATATGTTATATCCAGGTTGTCTCTTAATACATCATATTGTTCTTTTTGTATTTTTCCGCTAGCAAGATCTCTCGATAATGTATTTATCATGGTCTGGCGATTATTAGCAACTGTTGTTAATTGTGACTTTATGTTTTTTAGACTATTATATGAAAACATAGATGCTGGGCCAACGTACATCGTATATTGTCCATCTTCATCGCTTATATACATTCCACCATTGTATTCATAAGTTTGAATTCTCACATCACCTAAATCCAATGGTCTATGAGTTCCTTCTTTTTCTATTTTAAGTTTTCTAGAATCATTTGTTGCGTAAGGTTCTCCTACTGTACCTAAACTTTGGTTAGGAAAGGCATTGAATTCTGTGCCGTTTAGTGCATAGGTGTCTGTTTTGTTAGTATGTCCGGTGTTGTTAAAATTGCTTTTAGTAGTTCCACCAGCACTTCTAAGATTGTAAGGATTTGTTATGGATGCTTGTCTACCGTTGCTGTATCCGTAATGGGATCTACCAATAGCTGTGAGTGATCCATCAAGATTCTGATACTTTCTAACACCCCATTTCTGACCCTTAGTTCCATAATGTATTAAATAATCACTTTTTTGATCTTGATACATTTTGTGTTTTCCTTTCTTAAATATAATTAAATGACTTTGCTAATACCTTCTTTTATCTCGGGCCATTTATTAAGAACAATAGCTGTGGATGTTGCTATACCTGCGGCTGAAGCAACAAATGTTTGAGCCTTTTTCATTTTACTATTTGTTTTATCAACGAATGATTCACCCTTAGATGTGCTTAATTCACTAACTAATTGTTTTTCCAATTGCATTCTTTTTACCATTGTATTAAGCTCATCATTACTTAATTTGTATATATCTTTCTTTCTAGAAAGTAAATAGTCTGCTGATGCCTCATCACCTTGCAGCGATTTGATGGCGTTGGTTTTTATATTCTGTTTTGTTTTGTAGTTTTTTGTTTCACTTTTGTCAAGTGGATATGGCGGGCCGTTTCGTATCCCCCATTTTTGGAACATTCGTCCATGATGTGCTAAATATAAATCACTCATTTCAATAAGTCCTTTCTTTATGCTGAAAATATAACTCCGGAGTAATCCACAACAGCATTAATTCTCCACTCTAATTCTTTTATCATTTCTTGGTAAGCTGTTAATACACTTCCCGTTGGCGGGTCAAATGATAGTTTCACTTTCAAGAAAATATAATTTTGAATCATGGCTATTCGTTCGTCTGTAAAGAAATCACTCCATGTTTCCGTGCCATCACGAATAATGTAACCTGTTGTACAATCACCGACACCAATTTGTGTTAGTGTATTAAGGGCTGTATTAATATGGGGGATAAGTATTTTGTCGAAATCGTCGACATTTGCTAATCCTAACTGCTCTTTTATAGAGGTTAATATACTTTCATCCACACTTTATTGCTCCTTTCATTATAGTTTTTTACCATAATTTTGTATCGTTGGGTTGTCTTTCACTATTATTCGAAACATTTAGAAGGGAAATGTCACCATAATGTATTGCATTATGTGTTTGGTGGCTTACACAAATTAAATTGTCTAAATCAAACACACAAGGCCTACGTTCTACAATATCGGCTATTGTAATTGGATTTATATGGTGCACTAATATTTTATCAAAAATTGGATAGTCTGAATGCGCTAAATCACATCCGTTATCCCGCATAATAACTCTTCTTCTTACTTCTTTCCATTCTGGGCATTTGTATAATCTTTGGTTTAAATATCTATGCCCATTAAAAGTCGTCTCTCCTATTTGTCCGTTCAACTTTAAATAATTAAAACGATCTTCAAAATTTCTTATTTTAATCGCTTCTGTATAACTTTTAATCATCCGTTTCTTCCTCAGACATAAAAATAGAACCTTGGTATCTTTTCATAGCTTCAATAGCATTCAAGTATCTCTCTTCGGACTTTTCTTGAGCCTCGAGATTTGAGATCTTTGCTTTTGCTAAATCGGTATCGGCTTTGAGTTTTTCAATCTCATACTGTTGTTTAGTTGTTGCCAGTTTAAGAAAGTGAACAACAATTTGTGAAGATGCTGTTCCTTTTTCAAGAGCTTCTTCGGCTTGTTTCATGGCTAGGTTGATCATTCTATTTTCTTGTTGTTCGGGCGTTCTACTAGGAGCTCTTTTTTTCTTATCTTCTTTTTTCATATTATTACTGGCTCCTTAATTTTATTCTATTTTTAGAAAACTTCAGTCATTTTGAAATTTTCGATGTTTGTATCTAGAATAAATCTTTGTTGACTTTGTAAGCTATGTACGCATCCATCATAGCTGCTACGTTGTCAATTTTTTGATCTCTTCGTTTTTTATATAGTTTTCGATTTCCATTTGTATCTTCTAGTACAATACAGTTACCCATTGCGAAGCTCATTAAAGATTCGTCGAATAATAATAATCCATCTTCTGACATTTTTTTAAGTTCGCCTAGAGGCACTGATTCGGTTTTTGAACCTTGTATTACTTTCTCTATTCCATATGGCCCATTTTCTTGAGCCCATCTTTCTACAAATCCCGCAGCGTTGTATGGGTCATAACCAAAGCATCTAACATCGTAGCCTCTATCAACAATCATTTGATCTAGGTCTTCATAAACTTCTATCATGTCTAGAATAGTTCCTTCTAAAACTATTAAGCTTCCTTCATTTATGAAGTCGTCATACTTTTGTCGCATAGCTCCTGGGAGTTGCATTAGGGTTCTACTTGTTATGTATGATCTGGTTTTAATACCAAACTCTCCACGCTGAAGAGGAAATAGAAAAGTAAAAGCACAGAAATCGTCGCCTTGAGATAAGTCGGCACCCATCGCACAAGGCATATCCCAATAATCTCTATGCTTATGAGGTAATGTTTCTTCATAAGTAAAGAAGTATGTATAACCTTCCATTGGTATTCCGAATCTTTTTGCTAAAATATCATTGCGTGCCGCTGGGGCATTCTCTGCTCTTTCGACATCTCTTTGATAAGTTTCGTAGTCGACTGTTTTACCGATGTTAGGATTTGCTTTTATCCAAAGATTTGGATTTCCCACTTCTTTTACATCATCTAGTCTATACCAAAATATTGAAACGTTTGGTGCATGATAGTCACCTTTTAATATACTCATTAATTCCATTTTAATAGTATCGCCAGCACCGTTTCGAACAGTTCCTTCTGAACTCATTGCAATTATCAACCAGTCATCTAATTTAGAAGCACCTTGTTCTAATGCACCTATTACATCTTCACGAATATCTCCTGAGAGCCATTCATCAACGGTACTATACTTATTCTGTAAACCTTGTAGTTTTGCAATACTCATAGGCCTAACTTCAAGTAAGGAATTAGTAATAAAATTTTCAATACCCTTTTTAGTTGCTGAAAGTTTTTGCCTTGATGCTTTTGAGCCTGTTGTATTTTGTATGGAGCCTTCTGTTAAGAACTGAAACAATGGACCTCTTGATCTAGCTATTGCTGTTCTAAATGGCGACAAAATTTCTTCAGCTTGTTTCATCGTTGGGGCTGTTGTAACTTGATGGGTTGTTTCAGTATCAACCGTTAAACCAAAACTTTGATGGCAGGTTCCGTATAAAGTTTTAGCTGCACCTCTTGCAACTATTAGGAATTGCTTATTTGTTAATCGCTTCTTAATGGTCTTCTTAATATAATGCCCACCATGCCCTGATGGGCTTGGTTGGTAGATGGATTTATCAACAAAATAATACCATCCATAAACTTGTTCACCCCAAAGCTTATAAGTATCTAATAAGTGTAAATCATCTCCATTGGTTAATGTTAACTCGCCTTCACAAAAATTTATCCAACTTTCAACTGCATCTCTATCGTAATAAAATCTTGGGTCTCGTATTAAACGATCAATTCGGTTCATTTCCATGGAGATAGTTTCGCAGACAGGTATCTCGCCATTTAATACAGCATCTCTAAACTGTCCATAATAATATGGTGTTGCGGTATTTGATAATCCCATGAGAATTTGACCCTCCTTTTTCTAGAATATAATTTTTCAATTTTCCCACCGGGGAATTTTTAAAG